TCACCGAAATCAAAAGATTCGAGGTATTCAATGTAACGGACAGTGTTCCCGTTTATTTCTCGTTCTACTATAAACCAAGTTTGGTCTTCTTCCCCATTTGGAATGGTGGCTATTGCTTTATAAAGACCACTTGTGGTTTGTGTGTGCCATGACTTAATTTTATCTGGAACTATGCGTGTGAGAGAGCAGAGGTCGCCATCTGTTCGGATACCCCATAATATGCTATTTGGACTTTTCTGATACGAGAAATCTACAATGCCTGTTTCTGTGACAACTTTCGCTAGGTTCGTTATATCAACTGCCTGGTAACTGTCTGAATTGTAATCGAACACTAGTTCAGCGACTGTTCTGGTATCTCTCTCTACGAAATGCATGAGGCCACCAATACGAACTGATTCATTGCCACCAACTCCTGTAGTCTCAAGTAAACTGACTGACGCTAATACTCCATCAAGTGTAATTCGGAATAAGCCAGACGATGTGCCAACTGTCAAGAAAGTGCCACTATCGAACCATTTGATTGCGTTAACTTGTTTCGCTTTAATCTCAAAGAAGATACCGTCAGTGTCAGCTGCCCCAATAGTGAAGTCGTTGAATATGCCAGGCTTGCTCATCCATACTGATTGTGGAAATGCTGGATGTTTACCGAACACTAGACGCTCTTCATAAAAGGTTGTTGCTGATGGATAGCCTCGCACGTCAGAGAAAGCTGCTTCCGCCCAATCCCATTCTGCGGACGTACTACCTAGATTATCTTCTCCCTGCACAACGCCTGTAACATGAGTGGTGTCAGTGAATGCTGTAATTTTAAAGTAACCGTCATTTAGGCGCCATATAGAACCGATATGACCAACTAAGAAAGGAGTGTGACCATCTGCTGTTATTGTTGCTGTGCCGGTAGCTGAATCAGCCTGTAGTGTTTTCGTGATAGTTGTATTTCGTGTAATGAGTGGTCCACCTACAAAATCAATATCAGTTAATGTCCAAGAATCGTGAGCTGAACGAGTAAGTTCTGATGGTTCATGGTCTTCAGCTACAATGTATAGCTTGTCAGCATCTTGCGTATAACCGATGTCTCTAAGTTCACTTTCTAGAAAGTTAGTTGGGAGCTCGTATGGAACTGCCCCAGACAGAATCTGGCCGCCATCTTTAAAGAAACGCATGTATTGATCGCCAGCTTCAATGGTGTAAGCCTGAACTGTGCTGAACACAAATGGTATAAGGACACTATCTTTAGTACTATCTTTAGTTTCTGCCACATAGCGAGTTCCTGGAGTTCGTGCAGCTCCTCCATAATATTCAACTACAAAGTTTTCTAGAGTCTGAGCTCCAACGCCATATTGCGCTATATCAAAACGACCTGACTGTTTCGGTCCAATAAGACCAGCAGTGACATTCGTATATGCTTGACTAGATTTCATACTTAGAACCAACCTTTCGCATCGCCTAATAGTTTCATTGTTTCACCAGAATAGCTTCTAACATTCTTGCAATCGTTCTTTTCTATGTATTCACGCCATGTGTTGGTGACTGGCTTACCACCATATTCTCCACTAAGAGGAATACCATATAGTGCTATCTTCTCGTAACCGAGCTTTATGGCAACGTGCATAGCGAACAGGCCCGATGTCCCACCATTGTTCTTGAATCTCCAGAAACAGTCAGCTATTTCATCGTGTCTATGAGCATGACCAGTTGCATTCCCTTTAGTGTGGAACAAGTGATGAACTGACACGAAATGTTGTGCTTCAGGCCAATCACGAATCTCTTTATTAATCACCATCACATGATAGCCGGCCATTATATTAATGATGCCCTTTTCACCAGACCCAACTACTAATAGCCTGCTCATTATAGGCGCCTGCTCTCGTTCATTAAATTACGAAACATACGTCTAGGCTTGCCTTGCTGAGAATCGATCCCTGTAGTGCGTCTTCGGACAATCACATAATCTTCAGCTAAATCAATACTAAGGGTTCTGTTGTTCGTGATGCCCCATGCTAACTCTTTTGCAATGCGAGCTGCCAGTAAATCTACAAACGGGGCCGAGAACTCACCAGAGTCAGCAACCTGTCTAATATACTCAATGCTGATTTCATCGGCGTCCGTATAAAGCTTGTCACCAACTATTCTGTAGTCAAGGCTATTACTATCTATCTTAACTTCCTTTAAGTAATCGGAAGGTAACTGAAACGAATAAGTGTATTCTGAATCTTGATCCTCGTCAACTACGGTTAGCTCACTATATGCCACAGCGAACTTCCAGTTATGTTCAGATAGTTCAGCATCACGTAATAAGCTATACACTGCATTACATTTCTCTGCCCTTGGAGCGTTCTGAGACAAAGCTAATATTGGAGTCTGTCCTATTTTCGCTAATGCTAAATTACATATCTGAACGTCACTTGCCATATTAAAGCTCCTTTATATATATTTATGATAACAAGATGGAAGTGAGGTATTTAGCCCCACTCCCAATCTATTAAACTACTCTCTTACATTGAACCTGTAATAACAATCTTAATCGCTCCAGCGCAAGCACCGTCAGCTGTCGTGATAAGAATCTGGTTATCGCCAGAAGCTGTTCCAACTACATAGTTCTGTCCAGCTAGAATTAAGCCAGAATTAAAAGAACCAGCGCCTGTAGCTACATCAACACCGTCAATGTATCTGTTAGCATCAGCGCTATCACCAACGTCAACTGTTGCTCCATCTGCACTAACGTCTGCAAATGCTAACTGAATGTTTGTAATCATCAGACCAGCTGGAAGAGTACCACATACCGTGCCAACTGAACCAGCGTCAGCTGCTGCGAAAGTTACTGTGTCAGAAAAAGTCATTGGTGAACCGCCCTGATTTGGACGAGATGCCTGCCCTTTAGCTGCGATCAATGCTGCTTGTGTGCCTACTGCGTCTACTATTGCCATAATGTGCTCCTTAGTGTGTAGTGTTAGGGCGAGGACACAATGCCCCCACCCCTAGCTACGATTAGATGTTAATTATCCTCAAGATTCGTCGCATAAAATCTGCGCTACTTTACCTTCATACATACGCAAACCACCGATAGCCAAACTAGCTGAGAAACCAGAAGCGTATTCTTTTGTTTGAACTTCATCCATACGAGTCTTGAACTCATCAGCAATGAGAAGCTGAAAAGCACTCTTAGGGTAAACAAGACATTTACGAACTGAAGATGATACATCAAGACCTTCGTTGATTACAACATTAAGACCCAACACTGTACCAATCTGTCCATTTACCATAGGTTTGTTGGCAATGTAATCAGCACTAATAAACTCATCAATAGCAAGCATTGCAGCTTCCTGTTCAGAACCAATAACCATATACAGCTCTTCAGAGAAATCAACGTAGTTCGCACGCAATATCTTACGAGCTTCAATGATTTTAGCTTTAGTGATGTTAGTTGAGTCATGAGCTACTATGTTATTAGCATCAAAAGGAGTAGTTGTTCCACCAGCTTGACCAGTCTTTACGTCAGCGGTCATGTTAGTGATGATAAGATCGTCGATAGTCCGTTTAGCGCCCATTGCGAGTTCCTGTGGAATTGCAGCGGTTGGGTCAACTTTCCAGTTCAGCTTATCAAACTTATCAAGAATGATATGTTTAGTAAATTCTTCACGCATGATACGGCGTCTATATTTAGTAATTTCTTCCCATGCAGTGTCCTGTAAACGACCCTGTTTTCGTTTTAAATCAAGTTTACCCATAGTGTCACGGTATTCATATTCAGCGTCATTCAAGCCACTGTCAACCATTACCGTTTCCATCAATCCACCTTTTCGTTGCAATTCAGTCATTAAGATAGGACTGAACGCATTTGCATTCCATGTTTCTGTTGCCATTATAGTGCTCCTTGTGTGTAGTGCTTTTAAGTTAGTTAGTTACTTTCTTCTCAAAAGCTACCCATAAAGGACTTTTGTAGTGCGGTATTCTGTCGGACCATTTCAGGCTACCCAACTATTAAATCAATTTCGATAATTCAGCGTATTCTGACTGTAACGATTTCTGTTCAGGACTTTTAATGCCAGCCTTGAAGTATGCGTCATGTCCTAGAATTTCCGTCATTCTAGCTTGTGCCTGTTGACCGTTCATCTTAACCGCTGCCGTTCCTGATGAAGCAATTGAATCTGGTGACATTTGTTGGGCAATACCGTCTAGAAATCTTATAAGTCCTGTATCCTTATTGTTGGAATTAAAGAACTCATGTGATGCTTCATCTGCGAAATTGTCTATTAACCCTTGCGCTCTTGCTATTCGTTCATCTGTTTTCTCGCCCCACTCGTTTCGGAGGTCCGTCTTAGTCTGATTTGCAGTTTCAACTTCCGCTGCCTGTCTGTCTTTGATAGTTCCAATGTCCTGCGCCATTACTTCGGAAACTAGTCCCTTGTATTGGTCGGGAGTCAAGCCGTATTTATGTGCTAGCTCCTTAAACCCTTCAGCTCTCTCTGTGTCAATAAACTGACTGACTTCTTCTGGAATGTCAAATTCTTGACTCTCATAAAGGTCGGCTGATTCTGGAACGCCAATCTCTTTGTTGTAACGAGCAATGTCCTCTGGACTATTAGGGTCTGGTAATATAACGCCCTTCTTGCCAACTAGACTATCCTTATTAGCATAATCCTTTACGAACTCACCGAAGTCTTTGTCCTTTAGAGATACGAGAGAAGCATTTTCCCTATACTCTTCTGGCACATTATCGAACCATGATGTCGGACTTTCCGTTACTGTTTCCTGATTTGCTTCTTGGCTTACCTGCTCCACTGAACTCCCCGATACTGGCGCTACTGTTTCCG